GCCTACGTCCTTACCTACAGCAACGTGAGGGCGGGTTACGACGATCTTACTTACCCTCTTCGTATGATACTGGTTAGCAGCAAACGTAGACACGCAGTAGGTCTTCCCGGTCCCGGCAGGTCCAAAGACGACAATCTGACTGCTGCTCTTTAAGGCGTCTAGGTACTCTCCCTGCTTTTTGTTGTAGGGGACAAGCTGTATAGGCACCTTCTTTGTGTCGTGCTTTGTTCTTGCACGGTAGGTTCTGGTCTTCGGCTTCTGCTGGACCATCTTGTCTTTACTCCTTGCTAGGCTTAAGCCACTCGATCAGCTCTTTATAGCCTCCAATTCTCTCGCCACTAGGGCTAAAGACTTGAGGTACGGTAGTGATCCCTGCTTCTTTCATAAGAGCTAAGATCCACCTAGAGGACCTAGACTCTATGTTGTACTGCACAAACTGAAAGCCCTTTTGCTTGAGAAGAGCTTTAGCCACGTCACAGAAGTTGCATTTGCTTCGTGTAATTATGATGAACATTTGATCCCTCATGGTGTACCTTTGTGTGTGGTTTGTTGGGTGTCCACTCTAGCTTACCCTCTCGATAGTACCCTACAGCCCATTTACCTATGTCATCCAAAGTTTCCCAAGGCCACCCTAGCTCTTCGTATACGTACAGAGAACGTGCTATAGCTGCCTCTTCTTCTGTTTTGAAGTAACCTATACTTGTTTTGCCGTCGTCTTTCGGTACAGCTGCAACATATTTACCGTTTGCCTTGGCCTGATGAACACCCCTATACTTGCTGGTCGTACCTTGTCGTGGTTTGTTATGCCCCCTTAAATTTTCCGCATTGCTAACTAGCCTCAGGTTATTAGGACGATTGTTTTCTCTATCCCCGTCTATGTGATCGAGTGGCTTTTCAGGCCAACTGCCGTGAGTTAGAAACCAGACAGTGTGATGAAGTCGAAAATTCCGATCCTTTACCATCACATATAAATACTTGCTCCCGCTACGGGAACCAACCTCTTCACCAACTTCAGGACCGTTGTGATACTTAGTTTTAACAGTGAGTCCTTTACCTGAGACCTCAAAACGCTCTTTCATAAGGTCCATCTGCTCTTGTGTGGGCGGTTTGGGTGTGTGGTATGCCACAAGCTATCCTCCAGAGTTGATATATAGGCGACCCCACGAGATAACACAGGGTCGCCTTGTTGTGATGTTAAGTCAGGTCAACGATCTCACAGCTATCGCCTGAACAAGCCATAGTCTGCATACTCACGGTATTGTCCTCCTGCTCATACTTAGACAGCTCAGACCAGTCAACGGACTTGGGCATGACACCCTGCAACATGTCGTAGTCTGATTTGTCGCACTCCTGATAGGGTGCCTGTTGGTATGTCCCACCATCGTGAGGTAGGAAAGACACCCCTGACATCTCATCGAAATGCTCATAGACAAACGCCCCTACTTCCATCCACTCGTTCTCCTTGACGGACACAGTCACAGAAGGCTTATGTTCGCACCAGTGCCTCTGGTACAGCAGCCAAGTCTCTAGCTGTTCTAGGGCCGACACATCGTCTCGCACCACTGCTCCTGATGGAGCCTTCTGTGGGAAGCTAAACACCGTAGTGGTATCTGGCTTCATCACACAAGGCTCGCTAGGAATGCCCTTGTCCTTCATAAACTGCGTTAGAGGATCTTTGTTATCACCTCGTACAGTTCGAACATAATAAGGACTGTGGCGAGTATGGATACCTGACGCAGAGTCCACAAGTTGGGACACCGTCCCAGAAGGCTTAACACAAGTGATAGCAGCACTGACAGGCACACCAAGCCGTACAGCCCATTCAGCATTTGTATCCACAGCGACATTTCTAAGATGCTCAAGGGTCTTCTCCAATCCTTTGTTAGCTGATGTGGTCAGCGGGTTGTCCATGATACCTGTCATGCTTACGCCCAGCAAACGCTCTTCCTCAGTGTTCTTCTTCCAGATCTTACGCAGGTAGGGGAAGTGCGTATAGGTAGACTGGATAGTACCTAGGATGGTAGCAAGGCGAACCTTACGTTCTAGGTCTTCAACAGTGTCTGTAGCACGAACAACCACCTCGGTCAGGTTACAGAACTGATATGGCCGCAGGATGATCTCAGAGCAAGGGTTTGTCCCGAACTCGTAGTTGCTGTCCCGACGACCATTCTTGTCCGCCTGCTTCTTGCTGGCCTGTCGGTTAAATACTCCTCGCTCACCAGACTTACTCTCTACCAGTGCCGTCCACTCTCGCAGGAACGTCTCCATGTCAGGCTTCTCTGTGTAGCATACACTGTTGTTAGACAGCGCACGTTGACCTTGGTTCTCCCACCACTGTCCTGACTTAGCATGACGCATACGATCATCTGACAGGTTCGACAGAGAGATCATAGCAGAGCGACGAACGCCACCTACCACAACAATCTCCCCGATCTTGCACATGATGTCGTGACACTCGATAGACGACAGCTTACGTCCTGCGGCACTCTTGAAGACGTTGACAGTGAAGTTGAACAAGTCCACCAAAGGAGCTGGACCTGAAGCTCTGCCACCAAAAGTCTTTAGCTTTGCCCCTGCGGGTCGAACCTTAGACACATCAAACTTGGGGATCTCCCCGGCCCACAGAAGAGCTAAGACCTTGCGGTATGCCTTAGCCCACCCTTCCTTGCTGTCGCCCACCACAATGACGTCATCGCTATTGTACAGATTATCTGGCACGTCTGGCAGCTTAGAGATAAACTGTCGCTCTACTGAAAAGCCGACACCTGTACCACACAGCAAGATGAACATAGCCTCATCGAAAGACTTAGGGTCGTCTACTGGCAGGTACGAACAGTTGTACATGCAGGTGTTGTCACGGTTAGCTGCTGCCCCTGCTGTCATCAAGGAACGCATAGAGGGCATAACCTCAAGGTTCAGGATGGATTGTTCAAGCTCCATCTCGGTGTCGTGGTCTACCTTAGTATGTACGGTGTTGCCGATGTAGCGCCCAACAGTCTCAGCGAAGGTCTCACGGCGTCCCCGATCCTCAAGCCATTTGGCATAGCGACTGAGGGCGATGAAGGACTGGTAGTCTGTAGGCAATAGGTTGTTAGTCATTTAGTTCCCTCTTCCACGAGCGTCTTTATCTTCACCGAGCCACACGAGACGGTCAATGTCAGCGCGACTAATTCCCATGTCGTTAAGCTCCCGGTCGGTCAGCTTATTCAACTGCTTAATAGCCTTACGGTGTTCCCGCCAAGTAGCTAGGTAGTTGATGTATCTCCAGAACCAAGTCACCGATTATCTCCTTTCAGTAGTTACCACAAGCACACTCGGATTCACTCCAAGCGTTGCACATGCAGGATGGGGTAATTTCCCCTGTTTCAGTGTTCAAATCATACGTTGCCAAGGTGCCTCCACCCGCATCATCTATGATCAAATCTACCTTGTTGGTATCCTTACTCTCAAGCCTAAGCCTGTACCAACCGTAGCGAGGGTCTAGGTCGTAGTCGTAATGTAGTTTCATTTGACCATCTTCACGTTCATTACATTCACCGATTATCTCCTGATCCTTTTAAGACGCCCCGGCTCTGGCGGTCGTTCAGCTTGTCTAGGTTCATCTTAGCAACAGCTTCCAAGTTTGACCCATACAGGTTTGACAAGGCAGCTACATAGAAAAGTACGTCTCCAAGCTCTCGTTGAATTTCCTCGGAGGTGACCTTGGCGTTGTCACGGAATTGCTTCTTTGCTTTTTCAGCAACCTCCCCTGCCTCACCACAAAGGCCAAGAAGGTTTTCTACAAAACGCTCATGTCCTTCCAAGACAACTTTACCTTCTACCCATTCACTGTACTGTTTCATATCAAGCATACTTTTTCCTTTCAGTCGCTTAGAAGTCTTCCACAAAACTCTGTCGGTCCCTCATGTTCATAGTCGAACAAGTACCAACAACAGTTATCCTTACCAACGCTTTTACTGCCCTCGATCCACTTGACCCTGCCGACAGAGACGACCTTCTTACAGTAGGTCATGTACATTGCTGACTGCTTAGTGTGCATCCAATCAGCATCAAACAGGAGCCAAGTAGGCATCTGAGGCACGTACCACTCTATAAACTCATGCAGGAACTTCCTTTCCCACGGGGGGTTGGTTATACAGAAGTCTACTCGGATGTCTGTGAACAACAGAGATAGAGCATCTTTCCTCTTTATCGGGGAGTCTGATACATTAGACCCCGCAGGTTCAATATCTGAGGCGAAGCCACAAACGCCATGACCCTCGGTCAGATCCCTGATATGCTTGATCAACCTCCCATCCCCAGCGCATGGCTCTACGAACATGAACTCTCTCATAGGTAGGTGGTCGATAAGAGGCTCAACTGCTTTTAGAGGGGTCGGATAGAAGTCTCGTTCTACCCTAGCAAAGTCGCTTCGCTTTCCCATACTACACTTCCTCGGTCAGAAGACTGAGCAGACTTCCCAGAACTCCAGAGATTATCCACAGCTTCCATGTGATCCACAAACTAAGGATCAGATGTAGGACAACAACCAACTCAATCATTGTCCAGCTCTTCGATCATACGGTTTAGATACCACTGCGCCTTCTTGAGATCCTCCACAGGCTTACCCTTATAGCGGTAGCGGTGGAGGTATTTTTTTGTGTTGCCCTCCAGATACCCAACGAACATCATAGGGTCCATGTTGTCCTTCATATAGTCTATGCACTCGATTTGACTGTCTGCATAGTGTGCGGGTTTGTTGACGTTATCCACCATAAGACTTCTCCAGTTGATCTAGGCTTACGAACTGAGGCTCAAACATGCCACTGTCACAGTCCTTAAGAAGCACTACCCCGTGCCACCAGTCTCTGTTTGCTTGTCCTGCCCAATGCTCTTCGTGTCCCTTGTAGCAGCCAACCACCAAGCCAATGCTACCCGCGTTATCCTTAAAGTACACATCGCGCTTATGGCTGTGACCGCATATAGAGCTGTTGTGACGGTTGTTGATGACGGAGTAGGCATGATGAATACCAGAAGTAGCAGAGCCATAGTTGCCGCTACTGAAGTAGTGAGCGAAGTCCACACCACAGTAACTGGCAATCCCCGGCCCTGAATTTTCATATTCGTGGTATTCGTCAAACCAGTAGTCTGTTTGAAGATGTTTGAAGGATACCCCGTAGCCCTGTCCCGTCCTGTCTTCACTTCTTGGGTCCTCGCTTATGGCCTTTTTGATCCGATGCTCGTGGTTTCCCTCGAACCCTACCCACTTCAGCTTCTTCTTCTTTAGGCGCTTGTAGGGCTGTCTGAGCCGCTCCTGAGCGTCGTTGTAGTGGTTGATGTCGTCGCCGTAGTTCTGCATTACCACAGCTTTAGGATACCGCGTGTCGTAGGAGTTTAGGCTTGCCATATCGGCACCGTCTCCAAGGTCTACAACAACATCGGGTTTCAGGTCTGCGATGAAGTTGCCTAGCCAGTCGAACCTTTCATTTCCCACGGAGGGGTCTGTATGGGCGCAACTGAAAACAAGGATGTCTTTACTCATCTTGCACCTCCCGGTCTTGCAACTCTGCTGATACAAGGAACAACAGTTCTTTCAGTTTGTCGGTAGCCATATTGCTAATTTTGATCTCTGACATCTTCTATCCTCATCTTAACTTTAGGTTCTGTCAACCAGACCTCTGGTATTTCCTTGCTGGCGCAAATGAACCCGTGACGCTGACACCAAACCTTATAGGTTGTTTTGCTCCTCTTGTCAAGTTTACTATTCTCGTTAGAGAACACAAACCTGATGTCGAGAGAGGGATACTGTTCCTTTATTTTCAGGTGCTTTCGTCTATCAGCAGCAGTGAACCTGCCCTTAGTTTCTACGATGATCCCATTCTCTAGCACAAAGTCGGGAGTGTAGCTTCTGAGCTGATAGTCCTCCCATTTTATCTTGTGCTTCTCATATTCGTACTTGACCCCTTTCTCGTCCAGATATTTGCATGTGTCCGCCTCTAGGCCAGACCTTACACCGTACTTTAGCAGCAGCCCCTTCCTAACGCTCATCAGGGGGTACCCACATCTCGTTGTCTTCTCTACGCAGCCATAAGAGGCGAGCATTTTCTATCAGGGCTTCAGTGTCACCCTTGTATGCTTCTAGGGCCTTACGGTAGTACTCTGCTTCTCCTACACAGCCCTCGTAGATTGCCTCTGCTTTCTTAGGGCCAATGCCTCTTACGCCGGGGATGTTGTCGGCGGTGTCCCCTGTTAGCAACTGCATATAGAAGAACCTGTTACCTTGAGACTTGTTTACCGTCTTCCACGTCTTCTTTATGAAGTTGTAGTGAACGGCAGGAACTTGCAGGAAGTCTTTGTCGATAGAGGCTATGACCACCTTGCCTTCCATAGCTGTTGCCTTCTTAGCTATAACATCATCTGCCTCTTCTCCCTCAGAAACCTCAGCTTTCCAAACATCGACAAAGTGCTGCCGTATTGGGGTGAGGTGGTCTGGCTTAGGTTTCCTGTGGCCCTTGTAGACCTTGATCGTTGCTACGCTATGCCTGAAGTTGTTTGACCCTGTCAGATATACGAACGCATTGTGACCCAAGATGATGTCATCAGGGAAAATGCAGTCGTAGAATACGCCGGAGAGCAATTCCCCAGCGTAATCCACAGCGTATTCCACAGGCTCGTTCTCGCAGGCGTAGGACGCTCGATATGCTACGATGTCCCCGTCTACCAGAACCGTCTTCATAGCGTCTCAGCCCTATAGATCTCCCCTGCGGGTGTAGACATCTCAAGCAGGTCTACATACTCAAAACCGCAAGCCTTTACAAAGCGAAGCATGTTGTACGACAGCTCGTAAAGGTCGGCTGCTTGAAAACATAGAGATACCTTTGCACCATCGTTGTTAGTGTACTTAAACTCGTACATCTCTACAAACTTGTCTTCCATCAGAAACCTCCAAGACCTGTGTTGTCTGGCACATACTCTACGTGTTCAAGAACCTTGATTGCGTGAAGTGTCACGATCT